AAATTATATAGGTTCATCTTACCAAGATTTCCAACTACTTTGTCAGAAACACCAGCAACTGATACACCAACACTACGAGCATAATCGGTAACTTCCTTCATTTGATCACCAACATCATAAACGGATACACCAACTTCCCTAAATTGTGAAGCGAGTTTACCGATATCAACTCTTGAGACTTCCGCAGCCGCCGACAACTCAGTTATCGCTTCAGTACCTAAACTTGCAGAACTTCCCATACTATCCATGATTTTTGCCATGTTTTGTACCGCCTGTTCTTCCGTAATACCCATTTTAATTAATTCAGGTACAGCATCCGCAATACTTTGTTTGAATCCGTCTATACTACCTTTGGTGGTTCCAAACTCTCTTTGTATTTTTGTTGCTTGTTCATCTAAATTTTCAAATGCGGATAAATTAAATGGGTTAGCGGCAGTCCCTAAATCTTTTAAAGCGCCTTCTACGGATTTACTAAAATCCGACATACTTAATGTCCATTTACCTAAGTAATTACCTTGATCATCAATTACTCTTTTACTGTTTGTTGAAAATCGGCTTGACTGATCGTTGAGTTGTTGATACGACTCAACTTGTTTTTTAAGTTCTTCGTTTTGTTTTTTAAGTTCTTCCTCGGTCATTGTGCTTTTTTACATAAATATTTAATTATTGGTTTTGGTCTCTTCAATATGTTTTTGGATCAAATATTTACGTACATATGTGGGCATATTCATAAACTCAGAGTACTGTGTTCTGAATATTCTTGAGAAATAATAAAACTCGTCTAATAGAACGGTCTTATATTGATAGGAAAGGCCGAAAAAATTCCACCCCAAAAGCGATATCGACTACCACTTTTTCTCCTGACGGGGCTATAACTTCTTTTGTTAGGTCTAATCTTGGTTCATTGTCCAAAATAAATCTTCTAATAAATTTAGAATCAGAGATTGGCATTTGTTCAACGAAGATACTGATTTTGTTTCTATCTTCATCACCATCAATTGCAACAATGTGTTTTAACAATTTAGTTGTTATAACAGGTGCAGTTCTTTCAGAAGGATAGGATTTAATAATTCTATCAATCTCGATTTTATCCCACACACTTAATAATCTTAAAGTTAATGTTTTCTTCGAAACGGGTAATGTGGTTTGGAAATATCCATTTTCATCGGGTTCCGACTCTGTTTTTTTGTAATTTAATTCATCAAGTAAAATTGTCGTATTAAATCTTTCTTGTGTATCGGGGTCAACAGATGAAACCCTGTATTCAGGACCAAAAGATGTGTTACGTAAAAAAAGTAATATTGCTTCAATGTCACCATCCAAAAGTTCTTCAGGTCTAACATCTCTTTCGTAAATTTTATTTCTTAATAAAGGTAAGATTATACCTTCATTAACGTTTTTCTTATAGTCAACTTCAGCCAAAATATTTTCATCGGCGGCAGTTAAGTAACCAACTTTAATTGATTTCTTTTTTGATTTGTAAAACTTACCTTGAGTTGGTAATTGGATTACATCGTGTGGTAAATTAAATTCCGCCTGTCCTGCAGCATATATATCTTGTTCCATAGTTCTTTTCTTTTATAATTAAAAATAAAAAAGACCTACCACTAGTAAAGTGAATAGGTCTTTAATTCGTATGTTTTTTTACTATTAGTATACCAAGATACAACGGTCCATTCTCATGTTTGCAGATATTTTAGCAATCCCGTCATTTGAATAAGATAACGATCCACCATCATAACCTGTTAAGAATGTACCTTCTAAAATCCATTTCTCAACAACAACCCCTGTTGGGTCTAACATCTCAAGGTCAACGTTCTTTTTGTAACCTGCAGCGTAACCCATACGTCCTGTTACTGACTCAGCACATAAACGGATCCATTCCATAACTGCTTGTGAAGCTGAAGGTCCGATTGGGTCACGGAAAGTCACTGGAAGTTCACCCCAAGTAAATCTACCCGCAACATATGTTGAAGTGTTCAAAAACTGAATCTCGGTTGACGCAATTGTAAGTTTTGGTCTAGAAGTCGTCTCAACGTACCACTCATTAATACCAAGTGAAGATGGAAATCTCAAAATCCATCGGTTCTCCCTTTTCGGTTCGTAAGGGATCGGCATTTTCATTAACAAATCAGCCATATCTTATTTTTTAAATTTTTCTTTTATTTTTATTATAAATAGTGTGAAATAAAAATTTTTCTATTTACTTCAATTATTTTTTAAATTATATCTCTACTAGACCCAGTTAAATTAATATTTAGTTTTCTTTCCTCCTCCAGTATGATAGATTTCTAAACCAGATTCATCATCAAAATGTTTCTTCATTGCTTGAACATTCCTTAAGTCATCATCTGAAAAACCAATATAAGGAACAAAATAATTGCTAATCTTATTTTTCATAAATGCTTTTTCTTGTAATTGTCTAGAAAGGTTTTGAACATAAGTCATAAATTCTTTCATAGCATCTACTTTTAATTGTTCAGGGTTGGCAGCCGAACCTTGACCGAAACTTACGGGGTGATATCTATTCATATCTAAATAAGATCGTACCAGTTCATCGTCAGACAAATCTTCCTCATCAGCTAATTCTCTATACTTTTTTAAGTTTTTAACCAATTCTTTCTCACTAATACCGTGTTTGTTTTTCTTAATAAGATTATAAACAGCATTTTTAAGAATAGTTGGGGTGTGTCCCCTTGCTGTAATGATTGAAAAGACCGACCCGTTATTAACAGCCTCAACAAAATCGTCCCACGCTGGTCCTGTAGGTGCTTTCATCGCATCTCTTAAGAAACCTTCATCTCCAGGTACATTGAAGTCTCTGAACGGATTTTCATCAAAACCAACTATGGTGTGTCCCTCATAATCAAAAGGTTCTTTTCCAATCTCAGTTCTGTATTCCGCAAAATCTTCTGTGGACATACCAACAACTTTACCCTTATCATCTTTAGTATAAATCTTTGTCGGCATATACATAAGGTTATCGTCCCAGTCAAAAGCATAATACTTCATCGTAGGTTTCATTTGATCGTGAATGATCTCCGAAATAATCTGTTTAACAACTTTTTTGTAATTCATATAAATAAATATCACTATAAATAAAAAAAGGGGAAACTTTCGTCCCCCCTTTTCATATGAATATAAACCAATTTATATATTCTCAAACGATGCCCCTGTCGGAGTAATGTAGAATGTGATGTCGATGAATTCAAGTGATCTTGTAGGTTTGATATAAATCTTACCTGTCAATTGGTTTCTATCGATATCTTCAGGATCGTTGGATACAGTAACTCTAAAGTCATATAAACCTCGATCTCTTCTGATTGCATCTAAGATTGGATTAACCGCGTTTAAGAAATCTTGTCTTACTTGTGCGTCGTTTTGTTCAAACAATAATCTTACAGATACTGCTGATATCAATTTACGAGCTTGTAGTAACAATCTTCTTACGTTGATTCTGTCAAGAGCAGATTCTCTAACTTGTAAAGTTTTGTTACCCCAAATTACTGTACCTACATCAGAGAAGGTTGCGATTGGGTTAATTCTACCTATGTAAAGAATATCTCTATCTTCTTGAGTTAACTTCTTACGAGCTTTAATACAATTAACAATACCACGAGTGTAACCCGCCGCCGCGAACCAAGGGAATGCGATGTTATCTGTTAATGCCAAGTTTCTCGTAACCTCTGCCGTTGGTGGGATGTAGATTTGAGTGTTATTAACACTATCTCTTGTCAATACCCACGGATAGTAAGTAGCGGTGTAGTTAGAGTCAATTCCTGTGTTGTCTAAGTTGTCAACCGCCTCAGTTGGGTAGATTAAATAATCTTGTCCGTTAAGAGAAGGAACATACATATCAACGTCAGGTGTAGTACACACATAAAGTGAATCCGCTCTGTTGAACTCAATCATCTCAATTGCTGACTCAACCAAGTTACTATTGTTAACATAATCAATACCTGGTGTTACAAACACGTTGATGTTTACCGCTTCAGGGTTTGCAAATGTTTGTTGTCCTAACAAGTATGCGTAGTAGTCAGAGTTTGCGAAGTTTTGAGTTCCATCACCTAAAGAAATTTCTTTAAATGCTCCCCATCCTGTAGCGTTAGGGTATCTTGTAGAAGGACAAGACCCTCTTAAGAATCCAGCTCTACCGATTTGGAATTGGTCTGTGTTTGTTCTCCACTCTCTGTATATATCCCATCCGTCAAAACCACCTTGTACTAAGAATGTGAACTTACGAGCGAACAATCTATAGTAAGCGTTTGTTGGTAATTCAGGATCAGTAATGAATGGTGAATTACCACAGATAAATCTTGGGTCACCACTTGTTGAGAACTCAGGTCCGATTGTTAAACCACTTGCATTTACATCCATGTGGAAACCAGCTGATCTGTAATTAAATGGTAAACCATCAATATCACAAGTGTTGATTGGGTTTCTCTTACCAACATATTCGAAGTATGCCGGATCCCATCCTAAACTATTAGATATACCTAAGTAAGTTCTTCTTACGTTATCTCCCGGGCTAATTAACGAATTATCGTTACCTGAAGATAAACCAAATGGTGGGTTATAGATAACTTCACCAGGGAAGTCGTATTTACCTTTGATAATTGGGAATGGTGAGTTAGCTCCCGCATAATTTCTAAAGTTGAATCCGTTAAATCCACAAGGTAATGCGTCGATCGGAGCGTCTTCACTCATTTCAATCATAACATATTTAGAGTTCAATGCGTACTCGCCATCTAATGTACCAATCTTATTAGCAACGAAGTTGTTTTCAGTTGGGTTCATTGTACAGTTGGTGAATTTCTCAATAACAACTGGATTAGCATCAGTATCAAAATAATCACGGATCAATACATCAAAAGTTAAATTGTTGTAAGTTTGATTAATGATTGAGATTTTAACTAATGTGTTTGCGCCATCACCATCGGATACTGTGTAGAATCTAAATAAGTCATAAACTTTATTACCTCTTAATTCAGATACCACGTAAGGTGAAGCCGGTGTTTGCCATTTGTCTAAGTACCAACCAATTGAGTTAGCGTCACCACTCTGTGCTGAATCTAAAGCAATTAAGTTAGGGTTTAAACCTTTGATATAACCTTTTTTCCAAGAGTAATTTAAGAATGATTGGAATACTTCTTCAGCAAAAACAGGAACTTCAATTCTTGGTTTTTGGAAGTTAGTAATACCGAACACTTTAGTTACGTATTCAGGATCATTTTGAGTTAACGATGTTTCGAACTTAAATGCCGTACCAAATTTGTCTGTTACATTAACACCGAATGTTAGGTATGGATTTTTAAGAACGCCAGCATATTGACCTGTCATATCTAATGTTACTTCAGATGTACCTGTTACAGAATATGTTGGGTTATTATCTGTTGTATATGTAGATATACCTCTTGATCTTAATGTACTAACAACAACGTTATCGTAATCAACATAAGATGTACCTGTATAATAGTATATCTTACCAACAATAGTACCTGAATAACAATCGATGTTTACAGGTGTTGGTGTAGGTGTTGGTGATGTAAAAGGTGAAGGTGTAATACAAGGATTAACAAACGACGGAGTCGGTGTTGGTGATGCGGTTGCTCCTGGTGTAGGTGTTGGGTTAGGGAAATATGCCGTTAAACCTGACACATACGTAAAGAATGAGAAACCAGAATAATTTGTATTACCATTATTGTTAAATAATGCGTAGTACCAAGAGTCGTTAAGTGGTGATAATAAATCAGTTTCATCTAACGATACTGAAGGAACTTCAAATACATTAGTTTCAACATTAAATCCTGAACCATTTAAAACATCATAATCATCAGTTGCAATAGAACCGAAGTATGCGATTTGTTCGTCTTCCGCAGTATACGGGTTAGAACTTGTGATTATGTTAAATATTAAGTTTTGGATTTGAGTGTTTAATGTTGATGTATCTCCATTAAACTCTTCATATTGACTTAATAATAAACTTTCAATTTCTGCTGGGAATGATGTTTGATAACCAATAGTTGTTGAACTATTTGTACATCCGGTAAACTCAACACTGAATGTTAATTCTTTTGGTGTTACACAAGTTGTTACACAAGTGGTAAAGTCAGTTACTGAACTTAAACACCATACATCAATCGTACTTGGATCAACATTAGCTACAGTTGTGATAGACCAAGACGGTCCAGCATCGTAGCCAGATAAACCAAGAATTCTAGTTACAAACAATTGGTTAGATTGTTGTAAATATGCTTTTGCGATATACGCGGCTTCGTACTTTGGAATCTGTGTATTAACAAATTTTTCAGGTGAAGTCCCACCGAATACGGTTTGGAATTCATCAAAACTTGTAATAAAGATTGGTTCAAAAGCCGGTCCTATCAAAGTTTCTCCTGCAATACCCAAAGTAGTAACTCCGACACTTTGTGCTACAAAGCTCAAGTCAACCTCTGAAGTATAGACGCCTGGTGAAACAAAAACCTTACTGTTTGTTGCCATACTATAAATTTCTTTTATTTATTTATTTTCCTATAAATACTTGCCAAAACACGAAAAACTTTACATTATAGAAAGTATTTATATTTTGGTAAGATTTTATTCTGCCTTAATTCTGCCCCCATGTCTAAAGATAATAAGAAGATAAAAAACCTTAAAATTGACGTTGATGCTCACAGTGTCTTGAAGGCATATTGTGACAAACGTGGTATTAAAATGTATAGGTTTTTGGAGAACCT